TGTGCAACAAAGCCATCATCGCCTATTGTTCCTTGAGTTCCAGTGGTTCCTTGGGTTCCAGTAAGCCCTTGAATCCCAGTTGTTCCTTGACTTCCAATAGTTCCTTGGACGCCTTGAGCACCAAAAGTTCCTTGAGAACCAGTGAACCCCTGTGTTCCAGTAAACCCCTGCACTCCCTGTGTTCCTATTGTTCCTTGAGCGCCTACTGCGCCCTGCGCTCCAATAGCGCCTTGAGAACCTGTATCTCCCTGTACACCAGTTAGCCCTTGAGAACCAGTCGTTCCTGTTAGACCTTGTGAACCAGTTGTTCCTTGGTTTCCTTGTGCGCCTATTGTTCCCTGCGCGCCTATTGTTCCTTGCGTTCCAGTTTCGCCCTGCACACCAGTAAGTCCTTGGCTTCCAATAGTGCCCTGAGTACCTTGGTCACCAGAAGTTCCTTGCAAACCAGTTAATCCCTGTGCTCCTTGAGAACCAGTATTTCCTTGTACACCTTGGGAGCCTTGAGTACCTGTGATTCCTTGAACACCTTCTAAACCTTGAGTTCCAACCGTACCCTGAGAGCCAGTGTTTCCTTGAGAACCAACTAAACCTTGTGCGCCTGTTGTTCCTTGGGAACCTTCTGCTCCTTGAATTCCATCATGACCTTGAATACCTTGCGTACCTTGGGCTCCTAAAAGACCTTGAGTACCTTGAGTTCCCTGTGAACCAGTAGTTCCTTGAAGACCAGTGCTTCCAGTTAAACCTTGAGCACCATCAGTTCCTTGAAGTCCCTCTAAACCTTGAAGTCCTGTAAGACCTTGAGTGCCTTGTGCACCTTGTGCACCAATAGTTCCCTGTGAACCAAGAGCTCCTTGCGTTCCTTGCGCGCCTTGAGTGCCTATTGCCCCTTGAGCTCCAATTGTTCCTTGAGCACCCTCAACACCTTGGGTACCAAGCGCCCCTTGCAGACCTTCAGTACCTTGAGTTCCAGTTGTCCCTTGTAATCCTTGTAGACCATCCGCACCCTGGGCGCCAGTAGTTCCCTGTGTTCCTTGAGCTCCAGTGTCTCCTTTATCACCAACACGAGCAAAAGTAATATAAATATTGTCATTATTTGATAATGATAAAGAACCAGATACATAAGCTATTGGAACATTAAACCAATGTGGTAGCTCGTCCGTATGGTAGCCAATAATTTGGAAAAACGCATAGTTATTTGCATTAGTTATATCAGTTACTTTGAAAGTACCTTTGATGCTTGATGTTGAATCATCAATAGTTTGAAGGAATGAAGAAATATCTGTTGCGTTTGCATCAACGTGGTCAATGTATAAAGCGGTAGCACTTGAGAATGTTGTGCTATTAAACTTTAAATTTCCATCTAATGGGTCTGACGAAGATGTGTTTGTCAAATAGTTATATTCAAAAGTTTCTCCACCAAATGTTCCAGTTAAACCTTGTGCGCCTACTACTCCTTGACTACCTTCATTACCTTGAACACCTTGAATTCCTTGAATACCTTGTGTACCTTGAGCACCCAGTAGCCCCTGGATACCTTGTGTGCCTTGACGACCTTGTAATCCTTGAATTCCCGTAGTTCCTTGACGGCCCTGCAAACCCTGTAACCCTTGCGTACCTTGAGCTCCAGTTTCTCCTTGGATGCCAGTAAAACCTTGGATACCACCATCACCCGTATTACCAGTTGCACCAGGTTCGCCTTGAATTCCTTGTGTTCCTTGTACGCCTTGAATACCCTGTGTTCCCTGTAGCCCTTGAGTTCCCTGAGTTCCTTGAGAACCAATTTCACCTTGAATACCAGTTTGACCAGTAGAGCCTTGGACACCTTGAATACCTTCTGTACCTTGAGTGCCTACGTGACCTTGAAGTCCTTGAGTTCCTTGGACTCCTTGGGTTCCTTGTATACCTTCAGTACCTTGCGAACCTGTATGCCCTTGGATACCAACTAAACCTTGGGTACCGTGTGTTCCTTGAGAGCCCTCAAGCCCTTGCGAGCCAGTTGTTCCTTGTAGTCCTTGAAGGCCCTGTGTTCCTTGGGTACCCTGCGAGCCAGTTGAGCCTTGAGTTCCTTGGGTACCCTGAGGTCCTTGGGTACCTTGAATACCCTGAGTGCCTTGAATACCTTGAACACCTTGCGTTCCTTGAATTCCTTGTAGACCTTGAACTCCAACTGCACCCTGTGCACCTTGAATACCTTGAACCCCTTGAGTACCTTGAGCTCCAACTGAACCTTGTACGCCTTGGGTTCCTTGAGCTCCTTGAACGCCAAGAGTTCCTTGCGTTCCTTGAACACCTTGGATGCCTTGAGTTCCTTGAATACCTTGAGCGCCCTGAAGACCTTGAATTCCTTGTGTTCCTTGAATACCAACAGTTCCTTGAGGACCTTGAACTCCTTGCACCCCTTGTGCGCCTTGAGGGCCCTGTACACCCTGTACGCCCTGTACGCTTTGCGTACCCTGCACTCCCTGAACACCTTGAGTACCTTGACCGCCTTGAGTTCCTTGGATTCCTTGGCTACCTATAAACCCTTGTGTTCCTTGAGTACCTTGAGTTCCTTGTGAGCCAACAGCGCCCCCTTGACCAGGTAATACATTAATAGGAGAAGGCACCGTTGGGCTTGGGGTTGTGGCTTGTATAGCTATGACAATAGGAGCCCTAGGTATTACTACAATCGCGCAGGTGCAAGGGTTGTTAGAACAGGTGCAGTTAGTCAAGTGTCACCTGCTGTGTTACAAAGACCTGGCCACGAATAAACGTCTGTTCATAGTTAGGGTCTGACACAGCAGTTGCTTGTAAATCCCAGAAGAGCCTAACAGGTAAGTATCTAGTGTTGTTTGTTGTTAACGACAGCCTAATCTTACTTAGAGTTGAGGACGTGGATACTGTAGTGATTGTAAATGTAGCGTATAGGGATGGGGCATTAGGATAGGTGCGCATCTGTGCTTTAAATGTAAGACCTGAAGTATCAAATGGGAAGTCAAACTCGCACTCCCATGAGTCGCCTTGGTATATAGCAATATCATATATTTGAGCGGTTGCTGGGAGAGGTGTGCGCCCTGTCAAGTCATTCTGTAGATATACGCGCTCTGGACGTCGTGAATCATCTATCTCTTGAGGCATATAGATTGGAACAAGCTTGTTAGTACGGCGAGAGACACGTCTTAAGTTACCCATCTCAATACGCCATAGTCCAATGTTAAGCTGGGCACATAGCTGCTTATACTGCTCCCACCGCTGTTGAATAATAGCTGTAAGCTGTTGGTAACGTTGAGCTCGTGGGATTACTACCCCATCAGGTGCCGTAATGTTAATATCAAACGCTGCGTCTGTAGACAAGACCCATAGAGCTTCGATAACAGCAAGAATTGCTAAGGGGTACTCTTCAACAGGCGGTATAGAAGATAAGCTAACTACTGAGCCAAAAGCATCTGTTCTGTTGTATGTGTGCTGTGAAACGGCAGTGTTAATAAAGGTGTTTATGTCGGTATCTGTAAAGTAGCGGTAACGCTCACCCGTAATAACAATAGGTTGGTTGTCTGGAGGGGCGGTTACAAAGTGTACAACCCCAATATCCTTTTCCAGAGTATACCCAGCTGGGGTGGCTACGGCTACCCCGTTTACGGTAACGTACAAAGTGGCTGGGTTAATGGGCTTGCATTCAAGAGTAAAGTCTTTTGTAATACCGTCGCCAGTTGCTTTATAGGTAAATTGAATAGGCTGGTCGCCAAGCTCAAGGCGAACTCTTGAGATTAAATCAGATAAGACAGCCACCCAGAACTCCTCACACTACTCAGACAATAATACTTGTATAAACGAAGAAGCGCCCCGTAAACACGAGGCGCCCACTTCGCAAAGTATGCCTTAGATAACTCCCGCCAAGTATCCCTTTTCTTTAAGATGAAGGGCGACCTGTTTTGTAACTTTATACTTCTGTCCAGCTTTAAAATTGTAGTTATTTCCAGCCCCTAAGGTCATGTTTTCAATGTCTTCAATGACACGAATCTCAACAGACTCCTCAGTTGCTTTACCTACTGTAACTGGCTCATCAACAATAATTGTTTGACGGTCAGGTACGGTTGCATCAATAACTTCAGTTTCAAGCTTAATCTTTGCCTGGGCGGTTGCCATAGACATCTCTGCTGCGCGTTCTTGAAGAGCTTCCATATTATCTGCAAGCATCTTTTCACGAACTACGCCAGTTGCATCAGTGGGCTTTGCTTTAGCCATTTGTATCCTCCGATTTAGTATCTCTGTTTGAAGGGCGGGGGGCTTGCGCCCCCCGCCGTACTGCTAT